GAATTAAACGAAAAAGACTACACCATGCTCAGGGGTCGTATTCGGCTTTCGCTTCCAAACTTGGCAAACCAAATATACGGAGCATGCAACCCTTCAACGCCGCAACATTTCCTAGCCAAGCGTTTTGGATTAGCGGGCGGGGCAACTTGCCAGCCAAATTGCGAAGCCATCACTACAACAAGCCGTGACAATTGGTTTTTGCCGATGGATTATGTCGAAGACTTGGAAACGATGACCGGTGTTGCTCGCAAACGGTACGTCGAAGGCATTTGGTGTGGCTCTGAGGGTTTGGTCTATGATCAATGGGACGAGGATGTCTTTGTTGTTGAAGAAGTGCCCGAGCAATTTGACCGCCTAATAGTGGGAATGGATATGGGCTACAACAACCCTGCCGTTCTTTTGCTTATCGGAATCAAAGACGACCGCCTCTTCATTGTTGATGAATGGTACGAAAGACAAAAACTAGAACAAGAAATAGTCGAAACAGCACTACGCTGGAAAGAATTGCACCCCGAAATCGACTGTTTTGTTATTGATCCAAGTGCCGCTGGTCTTCGAGCATCGATGCGAAATGTTGGGCTTGATGCTGTTCCGGCAAAAAATGCTGTATTTTCAGGCATTCAGACAGTTGCTCAAAGACTACGCAAAAACAAAGTGGGCGACCCTATGCTTGTTGTCCATCGGAAGTGTTCGAATTTGATTCGAGAATTTGGTAGTTATGAATGGATGAGCAACCAAGATGGCTCGATGAAAGACCAGCCAAAGAAGGAACACGATCATGCACTAGACGCAATACGCTATGCTATAACAAATATTGACGGATTAAAAACAAGCCCATCGATTCGAATGATCGACAGAATAGACAATACCCAAACCAACCCACTTTATAACGAAGACATGTGGACGGAGATTTGAAGCAATGCCAATAAACTTCCTGAACAAGAAAGACAAAGAAGGAAAGAATGAAAAAGCAACTGACCGGCTTGCTTATATGAACGCAAGCGTACCTGCTTGGCAAACGGCACAAATGTCAACAAGAAAAACTCGAAGTTTTTCAGGTTTGATGGATCGCTTCAACGGATGGGTCTATGCTTCGGCACAAATTATCGCCCGCTCATGTTCCGCCCAAACCATAAAACTCTACTCAAGAAGACCAGCAAACGGAGCAAAAGCCTTACACCCGACCGGCTCTGTTCATTCTATGAAATCCGCTTTTTTGCGTGGACAACTTGAGGCAAAACCATCAACCTACGTTCAAAGAAAAGCAATGGCAATGCAGGGTGATATGGTCGAGGTATTTGACCACCCTATTCTTACATTGCTTGACAATCCATCGCCCGAAATGGACGGCTATACGCTTGCCATTCAGAGGTTTTTAAATCTTCAATTGACCGGCAACGCTTATCTCCACCCTATTATTTCGGAAACGCTTGGCGTTCCAATTGAATTGTGGAACATGCAAAGCGACATGGTTTCTATTATCCCCGACGGTCAGTTGGATTTGGTTGATCATTACGACTACGGAAGGCTTCCAAATATCGTCCATTTCAGAAAAGATGAGGTTTTGCACGAAAAGCAACCAAACCCAAGCGACCCGTTTTATGGTCGAGGATGGGTTTCCGCTTGTCTTGACGCTATCGACTTGTTGGCAAGTATGGACAATTACGAGCAAAACGTTCTGGACAACCAAGCCCGACCGGATTGGGCTGTTATGGTCAAGGAGCATTTGACCGACTCGCAATATCAGCGGCTCATGCAACAGATCGAAAAACAACTAGGCGGAAAAAACAACAGAAGTCGACCATTTATCTTCGAAGGGGGAATCGATGGAAAACCCATGTCATTTTCACCGCAAGATTTGGCGTTTGCATCGGGCGAAGAACGCAAAGTGGAAGTGATCGCCGCAATATCCGGTGTTCCGGTATCAATGCTCAAAGCAAATGACCCAAACCTAGCAAGTGCTCGAGAGGGTTCGCTTGGATTTTTAAGAAACACCGTTCGACCGTATTTGGTATTGGATGAACAATTCCTTAACCGGCAATTGTTGCCTTTGTTTGGTCAATATGCCGACGACTTGTTCCTATGTTATGACGACCCCGTAGCCATTGACAAACAGATGCAAGCAACCCTTGACGCAAGCGACGCTGCAGCAGGTATTCGAACACGGAATGAGATTAGACTCGAGAGGGGTCTTGAGCCGGTAGTTGGTGGAGATGAGTTATTGGTTCCGGCGGGTTCGGTTCCTATTGATGTTGCAATTGAGCAAGCAAGAAACCCAGCACCGATGTTTGGAGCGTTTTCGGCTTCAAATGAAGAAACCAAAGCACCAAAGCAATGCCCAGAAGGTTCGCATTATATGCCACCCGATGAAGACCACCCAGAGGGGTGGTGTATGCAAGGCGAAACACACCCAACCTACTCAATGGAAAAAGCGAGCGATTGTGTTTCTTCAAAAATTAGCACCCTACTAGCCGAAGGTTATCCGCAAGACCAAGCCGTCGCAATTGCTTACTCAATGTGTGGTAAGGCAAAGCCAAAAGACGAAGAAGAAGAAAAAAAACCCTACAGTAGAAAAAACGAAGTAGATACAAAGCCAACATCAGAAATGGCTGAATTAGCCGAACGTGGTTTGCGACTTCGTGAAGAATATGGGAGAGGCGGAACAGAAGTCGGCGTAGCAAGAGCCAGAGATATTAGCAATCAAGCCAACTTGTCCGAAGAAACAATCAACCGCATGGTTTCATTCTTTGCAAGACATCGAGTCGACTTGGATGCCGCTTCCGCAAATCCAAGCCATGAGGATTATCCGTCAGCGGGTGTTGTTGCTTGGTTGCTTTGGGGCGGTGACCCTAATAACCCTGATGGAGCCGGACACGGATGGGCACTCAGAAAGCAAGAAGAATTCAACAGCGAAAAAACCGCTAAAGATTGTGATTGTTGTCGATCCTCAAAAAAAAACATAACGGGTAGAATTTCAGCCAAGTATTTATACGAAAAAGACCGCTCGCTTTTGGGAATCAAACAAGCACCGGTCGATACAGGCAATAGTGCTTGGGAAGGAATGATGAAAGACAACGCTCCTGCGATGGATGCTTTCCGCTCTGAGTTGGAGAGAATTTTCCGGAATCAGGTTACAAACTTTGTCGACTCAGGAATGACCGACTTGGCTATTTACAATGACCATGCAATATCAGAACTCGAAACAGCGTCCGCCGCTTTTGTTCGAGAAATCATGGGTCGTTCCGGTCAGGCTGAATTAGACCGAATAGCCCCTGAAGGCACCGATCTAAAATTTGACTTTTTAAACCCAGAAATTGACAACGCTCTTCAGCGATATACCAGCCAATTGAAAGACACCCTGAAAAACGGAACCGAACGTGATTTGAAAAGCCGCATAGACACCGGCATTCGCAACGGTTTGTCAACTGAAGAAATTGCTGAGAGTCTATTCGATACATTACGCAAAGACCCAAAGACCGGCGAGTCTTCTGTTTATGCAAGAGCGGAAATGATCGCAAGAACAGAAGTCGCTCTCATACATGAGGAGGCTAGGTTTGAAGCGTGGAAAGCATCGGGCGTTGTCAAATATAAACAATGGCAACTCTCGGCTGGTGCTTGCGAAAGTTGTATAGCGGCTTCAAAACTTTACGGCGGAGAGCCAATACCACTCCTGCAACCGTTTGCCGGTTATGGCACCCCTGTAGGAAAAATTAACGTTTGGACACCGACCGGCGAAGGTTTAATGCATGCACCATTGCACCCCAATTGCCGATGCGGAACAATTGAAATCTTCGGCGATGAAACCGAACTAGAAATGGAATACTTAAAGGAAGCCCAACAACAAGCAACTGCAAATAGGGAAAGTTTATGAACAAGCAAACAACAGCAAAAAAAGACTACACATCAAACATCCAAGCGGACATACCAAGCCGAACAGTTTTGAGCATAATCTCAACATCAACAGTCGATGAAGAGGGTGAAGTGATCCTGCCTCGAGGCGTTCAAACCAATAGATTTGAAAAAAGCCCCGTAGTTTTCTGGAACCATGACTACGCCGACCCCGTAGGAACCGCCGAGTATGTCAAGATAAACGACGACAATATCATGGCTTCGACATACTTTCCACCAAGACCCGAAGGACATGAAGGCGAATGGCGACCCGATGCTGTTCTTGCTTTGATCTCAGCAGGACTTTGCAAGGGTGTTTCTATTGGCTTTTCATATATCGAAACAAGAGAGCCAACACAAAAAGACCGCAAGCAATTCAAAACAACAGGCAATGAACTACGCCGAGTTGTTAGTAAATCCCGCTTGCTTGAATACTCATTTGCTCCACTTCCGATGAACGAGGACGCTTTGGTTGTTGCTGTTCAACGTGGATTTGTAAACAAAGACGGAACCATAAACGAAAAAGCCGTAAAAAATTGCAGATTAGAAAACGGCGGAATCTTAAAAATAGAACAAGAAGAAGACCGGAGAATCATTCTGCCAAAGTCTAATAATTCGCTCAGGATCAAAACAATAGACCCTGAAAAAATGACTCGGCTAGAAATTCAACGCTTGCAGGGTCGAGTTTATTGACTCTATTTGATATTATGTATTTGTAGTTTGTCGCAATGATCGAAATGAGCCGAAGCGAAAGCGGGTCGGAGATGAAATCGGAGCAAGGCATTTTTATTAACCCCCTAATTTTTGGAATATAAACCCATGAATAAGAAACAACTCTTAAATGCGATTCGCAATTTGTCAAATGACCAATGCGATCAATTGGGCGTTTCATCACCATTTAAAGGTCAAGGTAACCTCAAAGCCGTTGCAGCATGGCTTGGCGACGCTACACTTTTAGATGAAAATGGAAACGCATTACCCCTCGAGGCGATTTTCGAAGACGGCGACCCAGCAGAAGTATCACTACACGCTGGCATGCCAATGGATTCAGAAGTCGAGGAACTAACAGAAGAAGCCGCAGAAATTGTTGCTGACGAAGAAGTCGTCCAAGCGATGGTTGCTCGATCAGTACGCAACGAACTAGCAGGAAGAAAGCAACTAGCACTTCCAAGAACTTCTGGCGTTACTGTCACTTCAAATGCTAAAAAATCCCGTCACTTTAACAGTGCTGAAGCACAACACATCAGTGGTCAATGGATTGGTGCAAAACTTCTTAAGCGACCCGAGTCAATTAAGTGGTGGAACAACAACGCTCCTTCAGGATTAAAGGCTCAAAGCGAAGGTACAAATAGTGCCGGTGGCTTCCTAGTGCCAGATCCACTTGAGGCAGCCATCATTGACGTCAGAAGTGAATACGGTGTGGCTAGGCGTGTTTGTCAAAATTTTCCTATGACAAGCGATACGCTTAACGTTCCTAAATTGACAAGCGGCTCAACAGTTTACTACCCAGCAGAAAATGCTGCAATTACAGAATCTTCTGCAGTTTGGGCAAACGTTGGACTTACAGCCGTCCGTCGAGCATGTCTAATGAAATGGTCGAATCAGTTGGGCGCAGATGCTTTATTTTCTCTAGCAGATGTTTTAGCCGATTATATCGGAAGGGCTCTTGGGATCCGTGAAGATACTGAATTCATTCAGGGTGATGGAACCGCAGCATTTGGTTCAGTTACAGGTCTTAAAAATAAGGCTCACTCATTTGTTACAGGTTCAGGCGACACTTGGGCAGAACTAACTCTTGCTGACTTGGTAAGCACAGCAGGACTTCTTGACGACAAGTATCACGCAGGTGCTTCTTGGATTATGTCTCGACAATTTTACACTCAAGTTGTTCTTCGAGTTGTTGCGGCAGCGGGTGGTAACACTATTGACTCGCTAGGCGTAGGTACAACCGGTGCTCAATTCTTGGGTTATCCAGTAAACTTCAGTGATCAATGCCCAACTGCGACTGCGGTTGACATTGATACTGCATACTTTGGAAATTGGCAAGACGCTTGTGCACTCGGCGACCGAACAGGCATTGAAATTGCAACTTCAGAGCATGTAAACTTTGCTGAAGATCAAATCAATATTCGAGGAACTTCTCGGTATGATATTCAAGTCCACGACGGTAGCGGATTCGTTGCTCTTGCAACTGCGGCTTCCTAATAGTTGGATAGTTTGGTAAATAAGGGGTGGGCTTGCTAGTCAAGTCCACCCTAAACCAAAACAAAGAAGGAAAGTAAATGGCAAACTCATCAACTGCGATAACTTCACTGCAAGCCGTCAAAAGATACTTGCGACTGACAACTTCGGATGACGACCGCCTACTTTCAGAATTGATAGACGTTGCAACAGATAAAATCGAGCACTTTTGCCAGCGTTCTTTTGTAACAACAAACCATAAACAATTTATCGATGGATCGGGAACAGGTACGCTTTCCATTCCTAATTATCCTGTAACAAGAATAACAAGAATAGGCTGGGATAGAGAAAACGCAATCTCAGTAACAGCAACAACTGCCTCAGATTTGCGGGCAACAGTGGAAGTCCAAGACAACCAAATCGTCTTAAAGCGTTGGGATTCTACCGGAACAGAAACAGAAACAAGCCTTGCTTTTGCGACATATAAAACAACTGCAACAATGGCAACTCAGATAACCGCCACGACCGGTTTTTCAGCAACAGCCGACGCTACTGTTCTTTGCGATGAACTAATGCGGCAAGGCGGGCAAGATGCTCTGGCAAATTCAGCCCAACTTTACTACATGAAAGCAACCGACGCTGATTATAGGGTCGACGAAGAAACCGGAGAAATTAGCCTACTTTCGGCTCAATCGGAAACTCAATGGTACCCATTTGACCCGAATGCTTTGGTATTTCCAAGAGGCAACAAAAACATATTTGTAGACTACACGGCTGGCTATGAGCAATTCACAGGCATTCCCCAAGCGTTGCAAGAAGTGGCATGGCAACTCGTCGCTAATGCTTACCACTCAGGGAAACATGACCCTGCGGTAGCGAGCGAAAGTTTGGACGGCTATTCATACTCGACTCGTGGAGCAATTGAACTTCGTGACGATCATATGCGGATTATGTACCCTTACAGGAGAAACGCTGAATGAGCCTGAGAGGAATGATTCAATCTTTGGGCGTAGTTTGCGATATCCACTCGGAAACGGTCACAAAAGACGCTGGGGGCTTCCCTATTAGAACCTACACGCTTTCTAAGTCGGGTGTTCAGGTTGCTATATTTCCTTCTTCGGCGGACGAAACCGTAGAGGGTGGAAGACCACGAGGTCAAATTTTTGCTAGGGGCTATCTTTTGCCAACAGTTGAAATAAGCCATAAAGACCGCATAGTATTTAAAGACACCGACACCGGAACCACTCGGACATTTGAAGTAACCGGCTCCCGTCGATCCCTTATGTTGCACCAAGACAACCACATGCAAAAAAGGATAGTCGACTTGG